TCCTGCCGGTGGTGCCCCGATGCCGATGCCGGTCCCGATGCCGATGCCTGCTGCTCCGATGCACGGCGGCGCTGCTCCGGCTCCGGGTGGTATGCCCATGCCTCGCAAGAGCGGTGGCCGGGTCAGCAAGGCCGCTTCGTCCTATAAGGACATGGAGGCCGGCGCTGCATCGGGTGAAGGTCGTCTCCAGAAGACCGACATCGCGAAGAAGCAGGCCAAGCCGGGCTTCACTCGTGGTCGCATCGACTCCGACAACAAGGGCTACCCGAACAAGGTCAACGGCGCGACCGGCGGTCGTACCGCTCGCGCTACGGGCGGCAAGGCGTATCGGTCCTACAAGGACATGGACGCCGGTGCGGGCTCCGGTAAGGGTCGTCTTGAGAAGACGGAGATCGAGGCGCATAAGAAGTAATTCGCAGTAGTCCACCCCTACTGCGATCTACCGGGGCGGGAAGGCATCCCCCGTGCTTTCCCGCTCCGAACATCAACCGGGGGCCGTCTTGGGGAGGCGGAATGGCACTGACGTATCAAGCGCATTACGCGCATCTATTGGCGAAATCGATCGCCGATGAAATACAGGAACGAACTTCGAATTTGGTTACAGGGCATGCAGCCATAGATTTCCCGGCATACAAACACCATGTCGGGATGATCGAGGGCCTCAAACGGGCTCTGGAACTGATGGATGAAGTCGAAACGGATGTACAAAAGGGTAAATGATGTCTTTCGTTGCAATGCACCATGAAACCGACCCGGCAGAAAAGCTTCTCGCCGATCTCGGTGACCTCTCGCAGATCGAACTGTTCAACAATCAGATCCTCGTTGCGGTCTATATCCGCCCGCAGAAGACGAAGTCGGGTCTGTATCTGTCCGATCGTACGGTCGATGAGGACCGTTTTCAGTCAAAGGTCGGCCTTCTCGTAAAGATGGGCCCGGCTGCTTTCGAAGAAAATGACGACGGCTGGTTCAAGGGCCAGACGTTCAAGCTGAATGACTGGCTGTTCTTCCGTCCTGCGGATGGCTGGAGCATCACGGTCAACGGCGTGCTCTGCCGTATCATGAACGATACGCAGGTGAAGGGCCGCATCGCGGCTCCCGATCAGGTGTGGTGAGGATGGATATGACTGAAAAACAGGATCAGTTGGAAATCGATCTCAACATTGAGGACAAGGCTGCTGAAGAGCAGGAAGTCGTCATTGAGGATCCGGTTGAAACGGCTGCGTCGGAGGCTTCTGCAGCCCCTGAAGTGGACCCGATGGAAGCGGTTCGTGAGCTTCGGGCTCAGTTGGAGCGTGAACGTCAGGCCCGCTATGAGGCTGAGCAGGCTGCACGTCGTGCTGCCGAGCAGGTAAACGCGGCTTACTCCGAGATCGACGACACCAATGTGCAGTTGGTGAACAGCGCGATCGACAAGGTGAAGACCGACAACAGCATTCTGACTGCTCAGTATGCTGAAGCGATGCAGTCCGGCGAGTACGAGAGGGCTGCCTCCATTCAGGCGAGCATCTCGGCGAATGCTGCACGGCTCGTGCAGTTGGAAAACGGCCTCTCGGAGATGCAGAAGGCTCCGAAGCGGGCTCCCGTGCAGCCGGTTGCTCCGCCGCCGCAGGGAACGATGCTCGATCAGATCATCGCTTCCGTTACTCCGCGGTCGGCAAGCTGGCTGAAGGACAATCGGGACAGTCTGAACGACGATCGGGCGATCCGTAAGATGTTTCGGGCTCATGAAGATGCGGTGGATGAGGGTATCGAACCCGACTCTGACGCGTATTTCCGGTTCATCGAGGGTCGTTTGGGCCTGAAAAAGGCTCAGGAAGCTGAAAATCCGATGTCTGCCGCGGCTAAACCCGTTCAAAGGTCGGCTCCCCCGGCTGCTGCACCCGTCAATCGCGGCAACGGCACCCGTCCGGGCGTCGTAAAGCTGTCCGGTGTCGAGGCTGAGACCGCCAAGATGCTCGGAATGACGGAAAAAGAGTACGCCATGCACAAGCTTGCGCTTCAGCGCGAAGGCAAGTTGCCCAATTAAGGAGAAATGAGATGACTGAAGATAAGAACGGCGGCGTTTCGCGCAGCAAAGTGGTCCCTCGGGGCCTTGCGGCGGCGTTTGATGATGAAATGAACGAGGTTCCGGCTTCTGCGCCGGTTCCCCGCAGCGAAATGAGGTCTTCCATGCGCGAAGAGAGCCCGCTTGAGCGTGCGAAGCGCCGTGCTGCCGAGATCCGCGGCCATATCGGCGATATCGATGAGGGTACGGACGAGTTTTACATCCCGCAGGACATGATTCCGGAGGGATGGACGTATGAGTGGAAGCGCAAGCTGCTGCTCGGCGCCGAAGACCCGTCTTACACGGTTCATCTGGCCCGCATGGGCTGGGAAGCGGTCCCGCTCAATCGTGACAGCGACCATCAGGCGATGATGCCCCCGTCGTGGCCGCATAACACGATCGAGCGTAAGGGTATGATCCTTATGGAGCGTCCGACCGAGGTCGTTCAGGAGGCCCGCCGCATCGATCAGAAGCGTGCTCGCGATCAGGTCCGCGCCAAGGAAGCCCAGCTTGCGGGAGCCCCTGACGGCCAGTTCAGCCGCGACCATGCTCAGGTGCGTCCGAAGATCAGCAAGTCCTTTGAGGCTATGCCGATCCCGGAAGAATGATATAATCCGGCCTGCAGGATAACCTCCTGCTTGCATAACAGTCGCATGGAAAAGGGGTCGATCTTCGGTTCGGCCCCTTTTTCATCGGATGCCGTGTCAACATAAAGGTTGACATTCGGATCGTGGTGTGCTATAACATCCCTACGGGGCACCCCGCCCCGGTTGCTGTTTGATATGGAGATATATGATGGAAAAGGTGTACGCCGACTATCCGGAGTACGTGACGATCCGCACCGGCTGCAAGGTCGCATGGATAACGTACGATGACTTGGAGAAGGCGAAAGAGGCTGCAAAAGCAGCCCAGCACAACGCGGACATTCAATGGAGCCTTGGTTATGATTTCGGGTACATGATGCCCGGACACATCACCAAGAAGGAAGACGGAACCTACGAGGTCTGCATTCCGTAACAGTCGGGGCCATCCTTCGGGGTGGCCCTTTTCTTTTTAAGCATTCAGATGTAAATTGCTGGATTAAGTCCTCCAGAAGGACTGCCTCCCCCGGCGTGGAGGCTTCGACTATCCCCGGTTCTTAGTGCCCCCGGCGTGGCATGATGGACCTTCCTGTATAGGGAGAACCCGTCATGGCGAACACCAATGCGCCTTTCGGTTTCCGTCAGTACAGCGGCAACGGCTCTGCCCCGACCTATGAGCAGGTTGAGGTGCAGATGGCGTACAATGCCACTGCTACTTTCTTCGGCGATCCGGTTGCCCCGGATGCCAATGGTCAGGTTGTCCGCGCTTCCAGCAACTCCGTGCAGGTTGCGGGCATCTTCGTCGGCTGCAAGTACCTCTCGGTCTCGCAGAAGCGTACTGTCTGGTCGAACTACTGGCCCGGTTCGGACGTTGCGTCGAACCAGACCGTGACGGCCTACATCGTCAACGATCCGAACGCCCGCTTCGTCGCGCAGAACAACAGTTCTTCGGCGATCGGTCAGGATGCCATCAACGCCAACATCGGCTTTGCTATGGGCACCGGCAATACGGCGAACGGCATTTCTGGTGCGATGGTCGATCGTTCGACGATCAACACCACTGATACGCTCCCGTTCCGCGTCGTCGGTCTGGTTCAGAACCCGCCCGGTTCTCCCGGCACCGATATCACCTCTGGCTACAACTGGGTCATCGTTGGCTTCAACAACGTCTCGACCAAGCAGTTGACCGGCATCTAACAGGAGTAGGGAACAATGGCTGTCAATCTTTCTGCCATTAAGGATCTGCTCCTTCCGGGCCTTCGTGGTATCGAGGGCAAGTACGAGCAGATCCCGTCGCAGTACGACAAGATCTTCACCAAGCATGAGTCGAAGATGGCTCTGGAACGCACCGCTGAGATGCGTTTCCTCGGCCTCGCTCAGCTCAAGACCGAAGGTGGTCAGACCTCCTTCGACAACAATGCCGGTGAGCGTTACGTCTACAATCAGGAGCACGTCGAAATCGCCCTCGGGTACGCGATTACCCGCAAGGCCATCGACGACAACCTGTACAAGACGCAGTTCATGCCGTCGAACCTCGGTCTGATCGAGTCCTTCCAGCAGACCAAGGAAATCTACGGCGCGAACGTGCTGAACACCGCCACGACGTACAACGCGTCGATCGGCGGCGACGGCAAGGCGCTTATCGCTACCGATCACCCGATCGATGGCGGCACGGTTGCGAACCGTCCCACCGTGGACACCGACCTCAACGAAGCTTCGCTGCTGAACGCGATGATCGCGATCCGCACGAACTTCCGCGATCAGGCCGGTCTGAAGGTCTTCGCCCGTGGTCGCAAGCTCATCGTTCCCCCGCAGCTTGAGCCGGTTGCCATCCGTCTGACGAAGACGGAACTGCGTCCGGGCACTGCGGATAACGACGTGAACGCCATCATGATGACCTCGGGCGGTCTGCCTGAAGGTTACATGGTGAACGACTACCTGACCTCTGCTCAGGCGTGGTTCCTGCTGACCAACATCGATGGCCTCTCCTACATGGAGCGTGTGAAGTTCGAAAGCGATATGCAGGTCGACTTCGTGACGGATAACCTCCTCGTGAAGGGCTACGAGCGTTACAGCTTCGGCTACTACAACTGGCGTTCGATCTGGGGCTCGTTCCCGTCGTAAGTCTCGGAGGGGGCGGGGGAAACCTCGCCCCATACTTCGTATCAAAAAGTGGCAACATCTACGTCTCAAGGGGTTGTTCTTGCCATATGCTGAGAAAACCTGCGGCATTTACAAGATCGTCAATACGGCGAAGGGTGAGTGCTATGTCGGCCAATCTCAGAACGTCCGCAAACGGATTTCCGAACATTTTCGTCTGCTCAGGAATGGGAAACACGTCAATGGTCGTCTTCAGAATGCGTTCAACAAGTATGGCGAAGATCAATTCGTTTGGTCCGTAGAGGTCGTGTGCGAGGACACGGAGAGTTTGGACGTTTTGGAAGAAGCCTTCATCAAAGGTGACGCGCAATTCGTAGAGGGAACCGTCTACAACATTGCCGACTTTGCGAAGGCTCCGATGCGCGGAAAATCTCACTCTGACGATGTCAGGGCCAAGATTTCCGAGCGGCGGCGCAAGGCGTCATTCGATTACCGGTCGCCCGAGTACCGGCAGAAGTTGGAGAAAATAACGCGGCAGCGTTTGTTTTCAGACCCCAATTTCGTTGCCAAAGTTCGATACATCATCGAAAATGATGACAAGACGTATGCCGAAAGGGGTCGCGTCATCGGGTTGGATACAAGTTCCGTTCGGAAATTGTATCTTCGCTACAACAACATGAAAGGAGTGCTGTAATGGGTGCAACTCATTTCAGCGGACCTCTACAGGCCGGTGATGTTCTCTACACGACCGGGACCACGGTTGGTACGATCGCGAACGTCGGCTACGTCGTCATGGCGCAGTCGGCTGGAGTCGAGCAGGCTACCAACGTCGGTTCTGCCGGTGTGTACAAGACAGATATCGTCATTCCGAAGAACAGCCAGATCCTCTCGATCTCGATCTTGAAGACGACGGCGTGGGACGGCGTGGCGCAGACGATCAACGTCGGCACCTCTGCGACGGGCACTGAGCTTGCCGTGGCTGCGGACAACGATCTCTCCACGACGCTCGGCATCAAGGACATCATTCCCGGCAACGACGCGACCCGCGTCGGCAACTGGAAGGATGTCGGCACGTCCGACGTTCAGATCTACACCAAGTCCACGAACACCGGCGCTGGTGTCGGCGTCATCACCGTTACCTACATTCAGGCCAACAACCTGACGGCGTGAGGAGAGAGATCATGAAGGGCAAGGCTCCCAATACAGGCGTTATGCACCTTAAGGCTTACGCCGGTGGTGACTCCAACGTGGCTGCGGAATCCCGCAACGCGAAGGAAGGTTTTAAGAAGGGCGGCAAGGTCGCCAAGAAGAAAGACATGAAGGTCGACGGCGTGATGTCCGCGGCTCATGCCGGTCGCAAGCCCCGCAAGTCGGGCGGCAGCGTCTTCTCGTCGGCTGCTGCGGGTACGCCCCGCGGCAAGTCCTCCCACTACTGAGCTACCCTCCCGGCTCAGTTCGGACGAAAGCGGGGGCCATCGTGCCCCCGTTTTTGCGATGGAGTAGACAATGGCGAAGTCTCCCGCGTGGCAGCGGAAGGAAGGCAAGAGCGAAAGCGGCGGTCTCAATGAAAAGGGACGTGCATCGCTTCGTGCTCAAGGCCATGACATCAAGCGTCCGCAGCCGGA